TTACTGGCGATTGCACCATTCCTGCAGGGCGCGTACCATCGCGGATGGATTGCTGATCACACCATCAACCTGTGTGCCGAGCTTACGCTGCATCGCGCGGATGGTCTGTGGTCCGATGTATCCGTCAGCAGTTACCCCCGACCATTTCTGGATGGCCTTGATCAGAGCTGATCCGCCGGACAGATGATTGCTCCACTCGGCCGCTGTGATACCGACGCAGTATTTCTTGTTTGTCGTGGGTTGGTTACTGATTTTCCCGTCCACGCCGGTCCCGAAGATCTCCTGCAGGCGGCGGGTAAGCTCCGGACCCCATACGCCATCAATTGAGATCGCTTTTGCGGTCGGTTTCTGCTCCTCTTTCGGAGCTGCACCGCCATAAGTGCAATACTTAGTATGGCAGTTAATCCAGCCAGCGCCGGATAACAGCCGTCCCCAGCTTGTATTCTGGATTTCAGTGACGGTGTAGCTGCCGCGGTCTTTGATTGTTCCGACGCATCGGCTATCTGCATCCGGCTTTTCCCGAATATTCAGGTCAGTATTGACTTTGTAAACTCCCGGATCATATGTTTTCTTCTCCGGCTGCTTCGGCGTATCCGAAGAGCTGGAACTGATCAGCTTCTTGAAGCGTTCCCAATCTCCATTATTCATGATCTGGCTCGGGCAGTGCTTGCTGCAGATATCATAATGACGGTATACGCGGCTCGCCTGGATGCCGGTCTCATGCATGATCTCCTTGACCACGGCCACCGTGTTTTGGAATGCTTTCTCGTAATCGTACCCCTGCTGCACACACATTTCTACGCCGATGCTGCTCCGGTTTCCATATTTTCCAAACAGATTCGTCCCTCCGTAATTAACGCCTACATGCCAGCATCCGCGGCTGTGTGGTGCTGCCTGGTACGCCGTTTCTCCATCATCAACGTAATAGTGGGCAGACATATTGGACAGCTCACCATTATGCTGTGCTTCTGCGTGTGTGCGGGCATCGGCACCCGCTCTGAAATTATCTGTGTTGTGGACTACAATACACCGCGGATCGTTCTCTTCGTAGGTGTTCTGGTTGCTGATAAAAGATCTGTCAATTCTCATGATACTTCCCTTTCTCCGGCAGATTTGCGCCGGCGCAAAAAAGGACGGTTGTTGGCCGCCCTCACTCTGATTTCTGTCCCTGTTTGATAATCTGATTTACATAGTTACTCAACCCAGCCACGAGGATGCCCTGCGTGACCGCCGTAAAGACTGCCATCGCCGCCTGCTGACCGGTGCACACCTCACTGGTAGCCAGCACCCAGATGGCGCACAGTACGATGCTCACACCGCCAAGGATCAGCGGAATATACTTGTCCTTTACAGCCTGTGCCTGTTTCAGTCCCATGCCTAAAAAATACAGGGCAACAGCCACAACGATGAGTTCCGGTTTTACGTAGTTCATAATCTGTTCCATATTTTTATCCTTTCTGCTCTAAGTCATTGATTCTGTGGTTGGCAACTTTGATCTGCTCTTCTTGTACTTTAAGTTCCTGTTCCAGAGCATATGTTCTTTCTACTACATTATTATGCTTATCGACCCGTTTCGTGAGTTCTTCCAGCTTGTATTCCATCAGTGCCCGTGTCTTTTCCTGCTGGCTGTGGTTACTGATCAGGCAGACCACAAGTGTAACGGCGGCACTGATGCAGGCTGATATGATTGTTTCCATATGTTTTTTAGTTCTCCTTCTTTTAAATTAGCAAAATCTTTCTTCGGTGCTACTCCACCGATTCCTTTGCTTCCAGATCTGCAGTATACTTATCATACTCATCCCAGATGTCGTTCTCGAATTTGTCAACAACATCATCGATATCCTTTTTATTGGCACGATACTTTCTACCGTTGTTGATGTAGCGATTGATGATTGGAACATCCGGATGTTTTGCATCCATATTGGCGTCCATAGACACAACAGTCTCGCCATCAACTGTGATGATTCCAGAATAATGAATGTCCTTTGTGTAAGTTGCTGATACTGCCATATTTTTGTCCTCCTAAAAATTAATTTGTATCTCCAGAGATATTATCTCTCATGGATTCAAGTTCACTTCTTAGATCCGCAACCTCTACTTCAAGGTTCGATCTTCTTTGCTTTTCGAGTTGAAGCTCATGCGTTATTACCGCAATCAAATTGGTATATACCATACTATAAGTATCAATATAGCCATCCTCAGTGTTCTTCCTGTCGTGGTGTACCAGATCTAGCTCGTCTTCTCGGATTCCGAGTTCTCGCATGGCTTCTACGACATCCTGTGCGACGAATCCATAACAAATGCGCCCATCACCGTCAATCATCCGATACTGAACTGGTTTTAAGCGATCGAACAGTTCTGAATGAATATCCGTCTTATTGATCTTGCTCTCACCGAGTGGAAATATGTTTGTTTTGGCGCGGCGATCGGATGTGACCTGTGGGGAGTTTTTAACGATCAAACGCTCCCATACTCTTCCACTATCTCCGAGCATAATCTTTTCGGAGTACGCCTTGGTCGGTGCGAACGCTCCAGTATACACTCCTCCAGACCAGCCACAGCCATAAAATTCGACCTCTGCCTGATAACCTTTCTTCTTTGATTCAAGAATAATACTACCGTTACCCATGTCGAAGTTTGCTTTGTTGTTGGCATCCGAGTAAGTATTTACAACGAAAGAATCGTCAACAGCCCCGGCTATACAGCTTCCAGAAGAACTTGATGTCTCCAATACAGATTCGTGGACACCTTTAATATCTACATATTCGCTCTGGATTGACAGAGCCGCATTGCCGGATTTTGTTTCAACCAAAATCTTACCGACACCGCCACATAACTCAATAACCGCATCTTTTGCGTTCTTTCCAAGCTGGATCAACTTATCACCATAATATGCGAGTGTCGTTCCTGCCCGGTTAAGAATCTCAAACGCGGATGATGAAATCCGAGTTCGATAACCTGACCAAGATCCGCTGGTTTTATTACCAACTTCCAATCCGGTCCCATCAGTAAACTGCATAAAGTTGGTGGCTGTTTTTGCTGCTTGTAAAGGATTCGCATTAATTGAACCAGATGGTAAAGAAGCTAATTTGGTTGATGTCCACGTCACTGTATATGGACCAGAACCTTGAGTATAATTAAATACTCTCAGCTGTCCATACGGTTCATTTAATCTTGTTATAAGGCCCCATGTTGAAGTAGTCTTTTTATAAATCCATAACGACCATCCGCCTGAAGATCTTAGGAAATCCAATCCAGGATCTGAGTTATTTGCAGAGATAAAACTAAACTGGACATCAGTTGTCTCAAAACCTCTGCCAGCAAGTTTAAATGTTGTTGGATGATTTGCATACGAACCTGTGATCTTTATTGTAGCAAATTCGACATAAAGATTTGACTCACCGTTTCCATTTACCGTATGCACTACCTGATTTGCGTCCTTACCTGCAGCGCCCTGTGGACCTTTAGGACCTGTTGCGCCGGTTGCACCTTTATCTCCCTGAGGACCTTTATCTCCTTTTACACCTTGAGGACCTTGTGGTCCCTGAGGACCAGTAGCACCTTTATCCCCTTTACTTCCCGTGACGCAAACTGCTGTTGTCGTTGAAGTCGTGTTGTCAGTATAGGTAATCACCGATCTCGTCCAAATATATTTACTGTTCTCCCATCCAGGATAAGTCGTGCTCCACGATCCGCCGGACATGGCTGTTGCTGACGTTGATTTGTAATACTGTTCTACAATAGATTTAACGCCTTTACCGGTTGCACCAGTCCCTCCAGTATCTCCTTTATCACCTTTGGCTCCGGTTGCTCCCTGTGCTCCTGCAATGCAAACTCCATTTTGATTTGGCGAATACGTTCTGTTACCAGCTCCGTCCGTTGTTACCGTACGACTCCACATATACTTTCCATTAACCCATGTCGGCGCTGTCGTCGACCATGATCCACCAGAAAGTGATGTTGCCGATGTTGAAAGATAATACTCAACATCAACAAAAGATACATAATCCTCTGGAGCTGGTGTCCAGTCAGTTGCAATGTTACCTTCTTCTAATTTTTCCCATTGAAAAGTAAGTGTTCCGGTGCCAGTAGCGCCTAGACCTAATCTCGGAATTATAACACTTCTCGTGCTATTTCCACCTTTAGGTATCGTATATGTAACCCAATATTTTGTCATTGTAGTAGTAAGAACGAAGTCGCATAAACCATCCTTGTAGGTTGATCTTTGTCCTTGACTGCCAACTACAGAAATAATATTTGACGGATTATAAAAATGCACTCGTATTTTATCGCCATTGACAGATGACTTTGCCCAGAAGGATAATGTATATACACTTCCATTTAGTAAGACCGTTGTTTTCCATGAGCATTTATCAGCATATCCCGATGTTGGATAGGTATACGTTATGGGAGATTTATGTGTTCCCACCAATAAATTTCGCCCACCGACGACAATTCCTTCCGGTGTACTACCAACGTTGTAAGCAGTTGAAGTTGTATTATCCGTATAGGTGATGATCGTACGAGTCCAGAAATATGGTTTGTCCGCACTTGTCGCCGGAGGAGTTGCCGACCATACTCCAGCTGGGATCGTAGTTCCAGACGAACTTGCCTGATATGTTACTGCAGTAGATTTAACGCCTTTTCCACTTGCACCCGTATCACCCTTATCACCTTTTGCTCCCGTCTCGCCCTTGATTTTCGCCCAGCTATAGGCGCTAACATTGGTCGGATCGTTCTGTGTGTAATCTACACATGTTCCAATGTAAGTTCCACTATCTTCGCCGCTGTTTCCGGTAAATGTCTTTCCACCGTCATTCGAATACTTAATGTGCAGATACGACGTTCTTCCGTTTACTCCATTTGTTCCCGGAATACCCTGCGTTCCCTTTTCACCTTGGATGCCTTGGAACCTTGACCACGTATATTTTGCAGGATCTGCTGAATCTGCTGCCGTAAAATCCACATACGTTCCAATATACGTATTGGGTACTTCTGTCATCTGGCTTGCTGTCGGGTTAGATACTGCAGCGTATTTGATGTGGAAGTACGTTGTTGAACCGTTCTTTCCGTCTTTCCCGGGAATGCCCTGCTCTCCTTTTTCTCCCTGTATTCCCTGCAAACCCTGCGTTCCCTGCGGCCCCTGAATCTTCGTCCATTTGTACTTCGTTGGTTCCGTGGAATCAGCCTTGGTATAATCTGTGTACACGCCAATGTACGTTTTTCCTGCCGAATTCGAAACAGAAAATCCTGTCTTCCCGTCTGCGCTATTGGCGTATGCGACATGCAGATACGGCGTTTTTCCGTCTGTTCCCGGCTTGCCCTGGATTCCCTGTGTACCATCTGCGCCTTTGATTTTCGACCAGCTGTATTTTGCCGGATCCGTGCTGTCTGCTGCTGTAAAATCCACATACATTCCGACGTAATCACGAGCCGCATCAGATACGGAAAATCCAACTTTTCCGTCGGAGCTGTTTGCATAAGCGATATGCGTATACGTGGTTTTGCCATTCTCGCCCTTCGGTCCTTGAATTCCCTGTTCTCCCTTTTCACCCTGCAGTCCACGCAGTCCCTGTTCGCCTGGATCTCCTTTATCACCTTTCGGCCCCTGAAATTTGCTCCAGCGGTACTTCGCCGGATCTGTGGAATCCGCTTTGACAAAATCTACATATTGGCCGATATATGTCTTATCAACTGCATTGGTTGTCGAAAATCCTGTTTTTCCATCAGCGCTCGTTGCATAGGCCATATGCAGGTAACTGGTTTCGCCATCCGCTCCATCGTTTCCCGGAACACCATCCGCTCCGTCCTCGCCATCATCGCCCTGGAACTTCCGCCAGGTATATTTGGTTGGGTCTGTGCTGTCCTCAAGCGTATAATCTGTATAGGTACCAATATACTTTCCGGTATCTTTTCTCATCTGATTTGCTATCGGATTCGGAACATCAGCATATCTCACATGAAAAAAGCTTGTCAGACCGTCTTTTCCAGGTTCTCCCGCAATTCCCTGATCTCCAACAACCTTTACCCAGGTGTAGACACTCGGATCCGTCAAAACCGGCTGCTTTGTCGTCTGATTGTATGCAATACCCATATATGCTTTTCCGGCAGATTTAAGCGATATTCCAGCACCTGTTTCTGTATCAGCAAACACAACCCAAGTGTAAAACGTCCGGTTCTTTGCCAGCTTCTCAAACTGTGCAGCCAGGCTCTCCATCTTTTCTGAAATTCCACTCGATTTCAGCTTGTATTCGCCCAGCGTTGCCGTGTACTCATCATTGCAAATGGAGGACTCCAGTTTCATGATTCTTGCAGACAAATACAGTTCTCCGGCATCATCTACAATGTTCACTGTATCGCCGATCTTGATTCCATCCGGCAGATACGCCAGTTCCACTTCGTAGGATACGGCTGCATCATAGATCTTTTTCAGCTTTGATACGGCACGATTGCACAACTCTGACTGACTTAACGTATCATAGGTGTAAGTCTGGACAATATGACCGGTTCCATTTCCTTTTTCGGAAAGATACCGGCTCCATTTGGCCACTGCGCTCCGGGAATAAATCGTACTGCCGGACAGATATATATCGCCGTCATCATACTTATACCCTTTCAGATTGATCGGCGTTTCACTGTCTTCCGGATATCCGCCGGTAACGGAAAGTGCCGTAGCCAGATCTTCTACTGAACTTTTTACAATGATATTTTTCACTTCCCGGTTGATCCGAAGTTCTCGCCCCTGATCTACGCCGCGCTTCTTATGCAGGTTGATATATTTGTGCTTGATTTTCAACCGGTCGATTTCAAAAGTATAGGAAACTTCCGCGTCAAACTGCGTGGCAACGCTCAAAATACGCTCAGAAGCGGTGGTCTCACCCTCCCAGGACAGTTTCCGGTTATAATTGCTGACCTCATTGATTCCAATTTCAAAGCCGGAATCGTCGCTGAATTTTTCAACATAGTAGCTCGCTGGATATGCCTTGTCTGCTTTGTATTCGCCAACTGTCTCGTTCAGGAGATCCATACCGGCATCCTCGGCATAGATTTCTACTTCCTGTTTGAAAATATTTTCTTCGCTGGTAATGATCGTATAAAATTCCTGCTCATCGCCATTCTTCCGAAGAATATAATTGCCAACAGAACCATACTGTTTCGCATCATTCCGCGTGCTCGCCGTGTAATTCAGCGTAAATTCTAGTGTAGCAACACCTGCTTCCACCTCTTCTGTTTTCAGATCATCAGAAATGTACAATCCCTTCGGTAGCTCTGTGCTTGCCTGCCCAATGACATTCATATGTCGGTCCGCAAAATATAAAATCATAGAAACACCTCCCTGTATTTCATTGTGTATGTTGGCTGTGTTGCCCAGTCCGATGCAATGCATTGGATCTGATTCATTCCAGGCTGCAGGCAAAAGTTCTCCCAATCGTTGCCCAACGCACCAAGATCCTGTCTCGGAAGTCCCTGTAACATGACCTCTCCATTGCTACAGTCAGCTGTCAAAACCTGATTTACCGAAAATTTATTCGGAATATCACGCCATTTTTCTACATTGTCAATTCTCACGAAGATGCCGCGGAAATAATTTCTGGTGACAAGCTGATTTCCTGTATTTCGACTTCCCCACTGTCCCAAATACAATTTCACTGTTGCCACTTTCACATCTTTTAATTCTGGAACTGTAAATTCCGGATAACTGCCCTTCCAGAAAAAACGTATTTTCTCTCCATGTTTCATCATGTCGCTTGCGCCATACGTTTGGCTGTATGGGTTTGCATCTTTTCGATGGCAAGGTTCAAAAGTATATGTTTTGACGATACGCGGGTTGTTTCCACCTACCCACATATTCATGTGCGCTGTGTTTCCGATCGTATCGGTTTTGTATATCTCCTGGCAGCAGATCATTTTTCCGTTCGCATCGCAGAAAGCAATCGCCTGGCAGCCCGTCTGCCCCATAAGACCAGTTTCAAACCAGCTGTTCATGTAACAATAGAGGTGCGTCGCTCCCTTTGCTCCATTGGAATCTACCACATCAATAGATTTCATAGCTCCATTCCAGCCGTTTGTGTTTGGACTTACATATCCACTGCTGGCCAGATACAGACCTTTGATGCTGTCTACGCTCATGACACCCAGCTTTCCAGCCGTCTTGCTGTTACTGTATAAGAAGTTGCTCCCTGTATCATCTTTCCACGCCGCATCCTGTGACCAGACATATTGGTCAGCATAGCTTGTTATCAGTTCGCTTTTTTTGTATGTTTCTCCGTTCAACTCATCCGGATCACCGAACTGAAGAATTTTCTTGGAGTCATTTACAAAACCTACTACTCCATTTTCACTGTGCATTACTGCCTGAAGCTTTGGAAAGGCCCGATAAGTGCCGTTGTACGACACAATGAACGTTTTTCCGTCATCCGCAGTCGGATTCACCGTAAATTCTTCCACCGAATACTTGAATGGATCCGCGCAGTAAAATTCCAGCTCCGCAGTGATCGCATTTCTTCCCGCCGGCACTTCACTCGTTCCCTGCTTTGTTCCGATATAATATTTGTCCGGTTCATCTGCAAAAATAAGGGTTGCCTGTTCTGCATCCAGAAGAGCATTCAGTTTGTTGTAAGCACTGCGAAAAGCTGCATTATCTTCGGCTACCAGCTGATATCCCACCACAATAGTCCTTGGCTGATAACGCTTTCGTCGATACTTTGTACCGTCAGACACGCCTGTTTCCAGATCTGTAATCTCCGTACCCAAAATTTCCCGGCCGGACACATAAAGTGTCCGATAGCCGGGAATTACGTTCTCAAGATAACTTCCATTAAACATGAGAGCCTCCGAAGGCAGGTTCTGCCCTTGGTATCGCTCTGTTGTATCTACAAAGTTATACATTAGTTCTCCTGCCTTTCTTTCTGTTCTCCCTTGTCTCCTGTTTCTCAATTTCTTCTCGTGTATACGTTGCGGTCGCTTTTCCGATTTCTCTTCCGTCCAGATTAACGGGTACATAGATGGTATATTTTCCATTACTGCTGTACTGGTAGCTGTCGTTCAGGTCTTCAGATCCTGTCCGAAGGCTCATTCCGATTTCCGGCGCAGGTGTAAGCTCCGGAACCTGTATCAATTCCATGGCTGCCTGCTTCGCCTCCTGAACATGATCCATAATGCCGTTGATCCAGCCGATCCCGAAATAGTTACCCAGCTTATCCGTCACCCGCGATGGGCTGTGAATCTGTGCTTTTGCGCGGATCGCCGCCTCTGCTGCCGCCGCAAGCTGTGCAGCAACCGCTCTTACATGCCCAACCTGACTTGCCATACCGTTCGCAAGACCCATACCGATGTAAGCACCGTAAGAATAAGTGTTTATATTGCTCAAAGGCGCCTTTGCCGCATTTGCAAGTGCGCGTGATGCACTCGTTACAGTACTGTTTTTTGACCGGATTCCGTTTGCCATACTGTTTCCAACGCTCTGTCCACTGCGAAGTGCCGCCGGTTCTGTCGTTTTCAGAGCGGCATTCACTGCTTTTGAAACATTTTTAGCGCTGGAGACTGCTTTCGTTCCGCCACTCGAAATTGTGCTTGAAAAATTGCTCATTGATGTGGACGCAATATTGTTCAATGGTTTCAACCCAGTATCCATGCTCTCTGTAACTGCTGTTCCTGCGCTCGTGCCCGCTGAGGTCAAAGCTCCGCTGCCTCTATTGATGCCGGATGTAATCGCGTTGATTGCTGTGTCGCCTATACTGCTGGCGGACGCAGCAACGCTTCCGATTCCAGACTGAATTCCGGCCGCCGTACTGCTTGCCGCAGTATTCCCGAGTGCATTCGCCGCGCTGGATACCTGCGAGCTTCCGGCATTAATTCCAGATGCTGCACCAGACGTTACACTCTTGCCGCCTTTTTCTCCTCCGGCGCACCAATCGCTGATATCGCCAAAGAACTTTCCAATCTTTCCGCCAAACTTGGAAAGCCCGCCAAAGATTCCTTCTCCAATGGCCAGTACAACCTGCTTTCCGACTTCCAGCCAGTCTGTCGCCATAATTGTGTCAATCATAGCAGACAGCACCTGCGGCAATGCCTCCAAAAGCTGTGGAATAGCGCCTATAATACCCTGTGCCAATGTTCCGATAATCTGAGCTGCGGTCATCAGAATTGTAGGAAGATTCTGCAAAATTCCCTGTGCAAAAGAACTCAGTGATTGAATTGCAGCGTCGATCAGTGACGGTAGATTCTCAGTAATTCCCTGTGCCAATGCAAGTAAAAGCTGCATGCCGATCATGATGAGCTGTGGCAACGCTGAAGCAATTCCCGTAACGAGTGTCGTTACCATGCTGACTGCTGATGGAATCAACTCCGGCAGGGCACTGATCAATCCAGATACCAGCGATTGAACCAACGTTACGCCGCCCGTAATCAAGGCTGGCAGATTGGCTGTAATCGTATCCAGCAATTCAGAAACCAGATGTCCACCTTGCTGAATGAGGTCCGGCAGCCTGCTGGCCATTCCATTGACCAAATTCGTGATAAACTGTGGTCCCTGTGTCTGTGCCAGTTGCAAAATACTATCAATCTGTGACCCAAAAGTCTGATAGAGCAGTCCAAGCCCGGCGAGTACGACAGCAATCAAAGCTGCTGGCATCAATGCTTTCATTGCAAGCCCCATGATCTGGGTCAAGCCGCTGAACATCTTTGAACCAACACCAAAAATCAATTTTCCAACCGTCTGGACCGTTGATGTAACTGTCTGCACAACTTTTCCGCCCAGCACACCGATTTTTTGTATCCCGTTGGCGCCATCCAAGGTTGCCGCATCCAGAATATCTTTAAATGGATTTTTTATTTTTCCAACTGCAGACTGTAATATTCCGCCAAGCTTCGAATTATTAAATGCATTTCCAAGGCTTTTTCCAGCATTTTTTGCCCATTGTGGTGTCTCTTTTAGGGTTTTGTTTATGCCTCCAATACCTGTGGATACCAGTTTCCATGTATTGCTCTGGAAAAAATCGCTTGCTTTGGTAACAACACCTAAAGTTCCAAGAACTGCTCCAAGAGCTTTTACCTTCTCTCCGGTTCCATCCAGAAGGCCTCCAATTTCTTTCAGCCCGCCTTCCAAACCGCCATTTTTAAACGCAGATCCAAGCTTTTCAACCCACTGAATTGCTTTTTCAATGTACTTTCCATCAGCCAACTTTTTATTGGCGTCACTTATTTCGGATGTAATATTCTTTACAAATTCTTTGAGTTTTCCCTTTGCCTGTTCAAACGCGGTTATTCCAATACCTTCAATTCCAGACTTAAGCTCATCAACAGCACCTTTCAGATTATCCGCTTTGATGCTTGCCATCGTCTCTGCTGCTCCAGATGCATTGTTGATCGCATCAGAAAGCTTATTGAAATCCTCATCACTTGCATTGACAATCGCTAAAAGCCCAGACATTGCCTCCTGCCCACCAAGCATAGCCGCATAAGATGCTTTTTCATCCTCAGTCAACCCTTGCATACCTTTTCGCATATCTTTCATAATTTGGGCAAAGGAATTCATATTTCCGTTAGCATCAGTAAGGCTAAGGCCTAATGCAGACATTGCCATGCTAGATTCTTCCGTCGGTTTTGCCATACGTGTAATCGTGGCGCGAAGTGCCGTACCTGCGGCGCTTCCTTTGATAGAACTATTCGCCATTATAGAAGTCGCAAGAGCTATATCCTGAATCGAGTAACCCATTGCGCCCGCTACAGAGCCGACATATTTGAAGGTTTCGCCCATCAAATCGACATTCGTGTTCGCATTGGCAGAAGCGGTCGCCAATACATCGGCGAATTCTCCGCTGTCTTTGGCCTGTTTTCCGAATGCAGTCAATGCATCCGTAACGATATCGGATGTCCTCGCCAGATCACCGCCAGATGCAATAGTCAAATTAATAACGCCATCCATACCGGATAGCATTTCATCCGCCTTCCAGCCCGCCATCGACATATATTCCATCGCAGAAGCTATCTGACTGGATGTGTACTTTGTGGAAGCACCTAGCTGTTTTGCTTTGTCTGACAATTTATCAAAATCTGACCCTGTAGCCCCAGAGAGGGCTGCAACGGAAGACATTGTACTTTCGAAGCTCATACCTGCGCTTACCGCGTTTGTTGTTACGCTTTTAAGCGCACTTCCAACTGCTGTAACTGCTTTTCCACCAATTGCCGCCATTGCGCCGAATCCAAGTCCACTGGATATGGTACTGCGTAGCCGTTCTGCTGTATCGCTGCACGATTTCATCGTCGAAGAGAAATTGCTGTCTACCGCTGATAGAACCGCTTTTACGCTATAAGATTCTGCCGTTTTCACCATCTCCTTTCTTGATCAACTTCGAAAGTCCAGCAAAACGAGGATCTGTCTTTTTTGTTCTCTTTTTTTTCAAATTTTCAAGTTCCCGCTCATAATCGAAGAATTTCTGGAACTTTTTATAGACTGGAACTGTCTTTTTGCCTGTTTTTCGTTCTGCACGCACAGCAAAATCAAGATATGCCTGCCTGTGTGCTTCGAAATTTCGGTCAAACATTTTCAGTTCCAGCGCCTCCATCATGACATTATACTGAGCTACTGTCAGCCGATCCACCTGTTCGAATGATGTAAAATTGAAGTACCGAAAGCAATTCACCGCAACATCATGATAAATTTTTTCGAAATCTACTGTTTCTTCTCGTCCTGAGCCTTCTTCTGAAATTCCTCCAACGCTTTCTTCAAAGCTTCCTGGCGTTCTTTCTCCGCTGCCACTGCTTTCTCGATTTCCGCGACGGTTTTCTTCGTAGCATTGGCTGTCCTTAAGAAACCCAGTGTGTCCTCGAAAAGTTTATCAATGTCTGTTTCCGGATCATCAATATAATCATCCAGCAGTTCTTTTGTAACTCTCGGAGTCTGCCCCTGATTTGCTGCATCTAGCAGATCTACAAGCGGCTCCACCTCTCCATCCATGACGCTGCCGATCATATATTTCAGACCAATTCCTTTGCTGACATCTTTTAAATTGTCAACTGGCACCTGAATTTTTTTGTTTACATCGCGAAGGAATCCCATGCCAAAATTAAACTGATACACCTGTCCATTGATTGTAAGTTCCATATCGTTTTTCTCCTTTACTATTCAAAAAGAGGACGATTTCTCGCCCTCAGCATTTTTACGCTCCTGTTTTTGTCGTATCTGTAAATACGTAAGCTGCTATTTCCTGCTGCGCGGTCGTTACGGTTACATCACCTTTCTGACCGGTTCCATTGACACCAAAGGTAAGAGACACCTCCACCATATCTTCGGCGTTTGAAGTCTTTTCTACCTCCGTCACATAGCCCTGGAAGTATTTTCCTTTAAATTTATTGCTTCCGCTGGATGCTGGATCATCCAGATTTGCTTCCCAGATCTCGACCAGTTCATCATTGATCATGGCATCTTCAAGAGAATCGATCAGTGTGTCGCCCTTGGCAAGAATACTGGTTGCCGTAATCTCAACCTCGGCTGCTCCCGGGGTACGGATCGTGCCATCCTTTGTCTCTGTGGTATCGGCATCTTTACTTGTCGTTCTGCCGTTCTCTGTCGTAAACGCTAATGCTGTAGCTGCATTTTTAGCCGCATCTTTTTTAAGGCGGTACAGATAAACGATCTTTTTACCACGTACCGCATCTGCGAATAACTGTAAATCAATTGTTTTTCCCATGCTGTTCTCCTAACTAAATAAAAAAGTCACTTCTACAATTCCATGAAGAAGTGGCTGGTTGGTGGTTGTATCCGGCAATATTCTCTGATTTAAGTCCTTCACGGACCAGGAAAAGTTGCCGGTGTGCTCCAGATGTCTGCAAATCTGCTTGATCTGCAGAAGCATCTGTGAAACTGTGCCGCGCTGCCGCGGATTATCGTGCCAAACGTGGATTGTCTGGCTTACGTTGCCGAACACAGCCGTTTTGTTGGCCTGATCATTCAAGTCGCTGTCCGCCAGATAGACAAACGGATATGGCGTGCCTTCCGGCGGTAAAAACGTGTCATACACACTGTCCGGATACTGTTTTTTCAATTCCAGAAGCAATGCACTGAATAATTCCTGCTGTGGGTCCATGATGTCACCTCGTAAGCTTTTTCAAATCGGATTTGAACTGTTCTTTCTGTGCCGTATAGGAAGGACGCATATACGGCTGTGCGTTCATGTACCGGGTTCCGTACTCCACATACGCCGCATACTCTGCTGTTGGCTCCACTTCAGCTGTAAGACCTCCGTCTCGGATCTCAAGACCAATACTCCGTTTCAGCGTACCGGTATCTACTGGTGCTTTTCTCTGTGCCGCCTCCTGTAAAGATTTTCCATTTTCTTTTACAACCCGCTTTACATCGCTCATCTGCACGTTTTTCTTCAATTTGACCTGCAGTTTTTCCATTCCTTCCAGCTTGATTTTTGGCATCAGACCACCTCCGATAGTATGAATGTCTGTTTTACACGCAATTTCCGTGTATAGTCCACTTTATAGTTTGCGTTCCCGATCCGGATCCGATCAAACGGCTTCTGATAATGATTCTGGAGCTGTACGGTCACGCTGCCCTGACGGATTCCTCCGTATACGATCTGCATGATCTCTGCTCTCGTATCCATCACAGAAGCCATTTTCTGCACCTCTGTGACCTGGTCTGCAGCATAGTTTCCGGTTTTCGAATCATATTCGCCCGGCAGGACCCGTTGGAAGAAAACTGGTGTATCATATCTCACAGAAACTTTACCTTTCCCTTTCTTGCCTCCCGCTGGCTGTCCAGATAGGACTGGATATCATCCATATACCCGGCAAAATCATTTTCTGACCAGGAAAGGCTCTCGCCCTCAACACTGTGAGAGGAGAGCCCTTCAGAGCCGATCCGGTTGAATCGAATGACCGAAACATCCAATATGATGTATTCCATCTCTTCCGGCGGCTCCAGACCGCCAAGAAGAAATTTCAGCCGCTGTTTCGTGGCATTCAGAATCAGCTGTAACTGCTGTTCTGTCTTTTTGTCTGTATCTTCCATCCCAAGAAGCAGTTTCAGATCTTCGATCATAGGCCGCCTCCTACTCCGTCAAGGAATCTACTGCCTTATTCTTGCTTTTCCCTTTGCCTGCCTTTTCCGGCTCCACCAGCTCAATCAGTGGGATACCACGCAGATTTTCAGCAGATACAAGCTCTGCCAGGCGGGCTTCGGATACCTTGAGTCCCTCACGCGGGAAGGTATCGCCTGCTCTGTATTCATGGTCATTGTCCTGCAAATCAGTAAAATACTCGATTACTCTGTACATATACCATCACCCTTTCTCAGCTCTTCACAGCTACTGTTACGTCGCCAGAACGAACTGCTTTGTAGTTCTGGTCGCACTCAACCAGTGTAATATGATGACCGGTAGTAGATGTGATCTCGGATTCTCCATCCCATTTGCTCCAGTTTTTCACATCATCACCATATTTTACCGCGGTCGCAGATGCTGCATCTTTGTACTTCCAGTAGTTATTCATGGACATGATCTGCTCTTTTACGGAAATCTTCGTCTTTCCAGCTTCTGTTCCTGCTTCAGATGTTACATTCAGAGTTCCAAGTGTCTGCGTATCAGATCCGCCAACGGAAATGCAAGCAATTGCATCCAGATATTCGCAGAACAGACGCAGGCCCATGATAGCGAACATGTCAGAAATTGCTCTCTCGTAGGTGCCCTGCGCATGGAAGCCGATAAAATGAGTAGCCGGATCCGTTGTGTAGCTAAGGCCAGCCTTCACGAACTCAGAATCGCCCGGATCAACATAATATCCGACGATATTATTGAGCGGGGTAGCGATAACAACGTTTTCCGGGATTTCAGAGCTTACGAACACAACCTCTGCACCCAGGAATTTCTTCATGTACTCAAAGCCGAACGCCGTCTGCAGTGTAATGTCAGCAGCACCAACGTATTTATACACATCCAGTGTATTCACCCACACTGCTACGCCTGTAGCCGTTCTTTTCATTTTTTTAAATTTGTCTTTGACTTTTCCGATCGCCATAGCAACCGCCATCTGCCAAGTACTTTCGTGATCAGTCAGAGAACCCGCCTTCAACTGTGTATACAGCTTATCCATGACAACGTTCTGCAGATCGCTTTTAAACTCTTCGTCTGTGTCCTGTACTGCGGCATCGTATCCTTTCTCTGCGATCGCCTCCAGGGTTACGCCCTTGCGGTATTTGTTGATCCTGATGGTATCGAACGGGATCTCTTCCACAGCGTACTGGGAGTATGGGATCTCTTCGCCCTCTGCGACCTCACCGGACTGCAGGGTTCCTGTTACCTTTTTTGTCTTTAAAACGGTATTGTTATCTTTCCTGATCATTCGGATAATGTCCAGGACGTCAAGCAGCGCCTGAATGTTTTTGCCGAAAGATGTTACGAAATCAATCTCGCGGGCTTTTACCTGGATCTGTGCCTGATCTGTCATGTTATCCGGTGCCGCAAATACCTGCAGCCCTAATTTTCCAATTCTATGCATGCTGTTTTCCTCCTACTGAAATAATGCAATATTTTCCGCAATCAGCCGCTGCCGTTCAATTGGGTTGCTGACTGCAAGAATCTGTTCTTTTGTCACAGCGCCTTTTCCGCCGGATCCGCCCTTTGGGGTATTTCCTTTCAGGGCATCTTTTACGGCAGCCTGTACTGCATCCTTGTACATCTTTGTGAAAGCTTCGACTGCCGTCTTGGTATCCTCAGCGCTTTCCGATACCAGATGTGCCAGAAGTTCATCCGGGATGTTGATTTCTTCATCTGCCAGCATCTTTCTGGCCGTCTTTGACATTTCCGAGAGCGAATTCTGCCGTTTCAGATCTGCCAGTTCCTTTTCCAACTTCCGGTTTTTATACTCCGCTTTCTCTTCCTTTGTCATCTTCGCCAGCTTTTCCGCCTCTGAAAGCTTATCATCAGTCAGTGCCTGCCACTTTTCCTGCGCTTTGGTCACTGCTGTATTTACCGCTTTCTGCACTCTGCGGTCGAACTCCGCGCGATTCTCTGCCTGCCCCAGAAAATCATCAAACGACATCTCATTGCCGCCATCTCCAGAACCTGCTCCAGCTCCGCCATCGTCTCCGACTCCGCTGCCGTCTCCTTCGCCTTCTGCAAATAACTGCAGGTTCATCATCGGGATTCTCCAACGATAATGGTTGTTTTTGTACTTCATTATTTTTTTGTCCTTTCTGCCCCGTCCCGTTCTATAATAGCCCCGTGCCGTTGCTCCGGAATCATAGTTTAACGACATTTCGGTCACATCAGTTACATGATCCGGACATGTTCCGGAAATTCATCGACCATCAGACAGATGCCGACAAAAAAGGAATCCACCAGAGTTCTTGCTCTCTCTGATAGATTCCCATACTGTATATCAACCCAGCCGGGCGATACTTCGTATTCTATTTCATCCCTTGTTAGATCCTCGATCGAGCGGATCAGCGTCCGCACGAGGCTGGAAACGCCTGCGCAGACAATGTCCTGCCCGTGCGGTGCATACATTGCATGGCCGGATACCTTGATTTCGTTCTTACGAACGGATACTTCAATCACTCTTTGATCCTCTCTTTCTTAAATGGGCATAAAAATACCACCGGCCTCTCGACTAGTGGTAACTATGAAATAATCGCGCCAAGTAATGCAGACAATATCACGTTGAATGTTTCAGCACAATATTCTTTTGCTTTCTGCATGCGGCTGTTTTCTTCCAGGAACTGTACGCCCTCAAACGTAATCTCAAATGGTCTGTCTGTTTGGAGCATTGGCGCGTCTTTTGTTTTGTCAACGACCACAAATCCTGTAATATATCCCTTCCTTACAAGTGTTGCAATGATCTTGCACCAATAGCTTTGCGGAATATCAAATAATTTTGAATTCCACGCGAACTGTTCGAGTTCTGGTTCTACACCGAGTTTCATGCATTCGTACAGATATCTCAGTATTTTATACATGATTACTTCCATGTCATTCTTTGCCATTATCGTTTTTTACTCCTTAAACAGTTTTATACGAACGGAACCATCTCTTTTACGTCCTTCAACGTCCTTTTTGCCTTTTCAAGCAACGAATTTTCGAACAGATATGAAATACCTTTCGGCGTGATAATGGTATCGGGCAGATCGCCTAAAAGAACGCCATCTTTCGTATGATTAACAGCAATGCCTTTTACATATTCTTCCGTAATCAGGCTTAAAATGATATACTGCCAATAATTCTCAGGAATATTATAAGCTGATGCTGTAAGGTAACACGCTTCTGGTTTTTCACCCTTTTTCAAGCATTCATACAGATATTTCAGTACCTGGTATACAATCACGAAATAATCATTCTGAGCCATTTGTCCTGTCTCCTTATCATCAGTTGATAATTAACTGATTCTTGCAAGAATCACAGTAAAAAGTATTGGTTTTTTCACGGTCGCCAACAGGAATCATGATTCCTGTTTTACATTTTTTGCACAAAACTTTTTCGCCTTTCCTCAAGAGCTTTACTCTCTCATGAGGCGGAATATTCAGAGTATTCGTCATAAACAATCACTCCCATTTCAGATTCGGATATTTATCATTTATATGATTAATTATATCCTGGAGCACTTTCTCTGTCAATTCAATGTTTTGATGCCTGTACTCGTTCACATAGCATTGCAGTTCTTGACTTTTGGTATTTGGCTTGTTGATTTTGGCATGCGTGGCCTCGTGAATCACCGTAATAGCCGTTTCACGAACCGTTTTGGTATTATCAGCATAAATGTTGATTTCTCCATCTTCGAAAAGTCCGTCCAGTCCTTCATCAACATCAACTCCGTACCATACCTTTATTTGAATATCATTTTCCTGAAGATATTCCAACATTTCCGTTCCGATGCTGGACTTTTTCATTTCTTTCATGATATTTCGAGGTTTGATAACGTCTCGCCCCTTTGATCTGCCATCCAATGTTTGGAATATTCCTTCGTTGTCTTTATATCTTGCCTTTCTGTTTTTCGATGCTTCCCATTCTTCTGTGGTACCACCCTGCTCCAGAAAGTCCAACCATTTCTCATATTCTGCACTGTCTTCATAGGCTGCCGTGGAGCAGTGACACCGCGGATGCATCGGCGGCGCGTTCGTCCCCGGCATCATGTCCTGAACTTTGAAATGCCTGCCATCCAACGCCTGGCACCGTTCGCAGACATCTGCATTCCCGCAGGCAACGTATGTATACTCCTCGAATCCGTTTCGAAGGTAGGACTGTTTCTGCGCTTCTGTCTGGACTCTGGCAAGCTCCGTGACCATGAGCCGCTCTGCATCCTCCCTGCTTGCGCCGAAGCGTTTCTGCAGGTGCACCGCAAGCTCCCGCGGGTTCTTGCCCTGGATTAGCCCTGTTTTCAGCAGCTTGTCCAGCTCTGCTTTCAGCATATCCTGATACATCCAGATTCGATCGGAATAAGTGGCGTTATGGAATGACGCATCGACAATTGCCCGCGCCATTTTCCCATTTTCCTGCACGGAATTGCCGAGAATCCCCGCCTGTCTGCGAAACTCTTCTATTGTCTGCTGTGTCAGCGTCCGATCGAAATATTTCTGCAGTTCATCGAATCCGGATACCATTTCCAGCCCAATATTGGCTTTCAGCAGTTCCAGACGGTTGATCTTCATGGTTGCATTGTACAGCCGCATCTCTTCATTCGCCTGGTCGGAAAAATCTTTTTCTTTGACGTATTTCGCCGCTTTCCTGCCATACTCTTCGATATCGAGCTTGGAAACCCTTCTCTTTGCTTCTGCCAGCGAAATCTTCTCAGCATTGGCGTATTTTGCGTAAAATCCATCGATTTCCTTCTGAATCTGATCCGCCATATACGCATAGGTCTTCCGGATCTCTTCTGCATAGGTCTGCTCAGACATCTTATTCTTCTTGGCATGTTCCGTCTCACGTTTCTGCCAGTATTCCTTACTCGTCATCCTGTCCACCGCCGCCAAACATCTGCTTCATCACTGAATCCGCTCTCACCTTGTTCTGATCGGTATCAATTTTCTTGATTTCATCCTGTACATTGTCCACAATAGACAGCACCCCGAGCTGTGTTTCCTGGCTGACCACACCTTCCAGATTCTTCGCGATCTCTGCCTCTTCCTGCAGGTTTGCCGGGAAATTTGGTGTAAAATGTGGATGGATCTTCACCCAGTCATCTTTTTTCATTCCTGAGACCGGATTTGAAAAAATCAGACGATACCTCCGGTTCATACCGCTGGTAAATTTCCGCTCTTTCGTTTTTTCCAAGTTACTCATTGCCTGCAGCTTATATTTCATGGCGATGCCGGAACTGGTGCCAAAATTCTCATCCGAGATATTGGCCACCATGCTGATATGGAAAATGAGCTTTTCCAGACGATCGATCAGATGCTCCTGCGTGGTATCACCATCCGGTTTCTGAAGAAATTCGACAATCAACCGTTCGGTGTCCCCGTCGAAATTAATGATTCTGTCATCCCGGATATGCGCCACATCGTCTTCTTCCAGCTTGGAACCAAGAACCTTGAGATAGGCATCCGCGAAATAGTCAACATCATTGGCTTTCTCGCTGATCGCCTTGTTGTATGCATTAATCATCGTAAGGACCGGCTCGAAGATTCCCATACGCTCCTTGTTTTCTACGTACTCCGATGCCGGAACGCCGTCGAAGCCGTGTATCTTCTCGTCTGCATCCCAGAGCAATTTTCCTTTGATTGTAAACCAGCGGACCTTCGTCTCGTCCGATACGCTTCCATGAAGGATCTGATTCGAATCGTAATACAGCCGCACGAAATATCGTTCCCTTTCCAGCACGGAATCATCGTAGATCATGAATGCATCCAGCGGGCTCAGATATGTGATACCGATATTCCCGTTCTCATCTACGTAATACATTTCATAGCCTTTGCCGAAGATACTGCAGATTTTAGACAGCTCGGCATTGTTATCGTCCTGATCGTTGTACTGATCCAGGAACTCAACATATTTCTCAACCACTTCGTTTCCACCATCAACCAGTAGCTTAATTGGATGCCCGATGAAGAAACCATTCATCGTATCCACGATATATTTTGCAAAATTGACCATGATTCGGTTGTCCGGTTTCCACCGGGGCTTGGGCGGCTCATGCAGGATCGGGTAATCCGTCTCGTAGGCCTCCTGCAGCCTGCTGTATCTAAATGCGCACTCTCCGGAATGCCGCATGATAAATTCGTTCAATTTGGCATCTGTCAGCGTCTCTTCCGACGGCAGCCTATACAAATTCGTTTGCACTTCTATATCCCTCCTTTCACCTTTCTGTTCAGCCGTGGTTTCGCCTTGCGTTCTTCCTCAATGGAGTACCGAAGCATCGCCATGGCATCATCAAAAAATGGAACTGGCTCTTCGAGATAAGTGTTGGTACGCTCATCCTTCTTCCACTTCCATTGCTGAATTTCTTTTATTGTATTGACGCAGGACGGGTAAATATGGATTCTGTGCTGTTTCAGGTAATCTATCTGGGCATGCACGCTGTTCGGCTCCTTCTGCACGCCTTTTGCGCGGTATCCCGCCTTCTGCCACATCTTGATACGGTCCGGCTCCGCAGAATCGCACCACATGCGCAGGCGCTTGTTGAACTGCCCCTCCGCCAGCCGGATGATCTCGTCCGTGTCCATCTCATACACGTACAGTTCCCGGCATAGATACAGATCACCATCCTTAAAGCCAACCTCACCGATGCAATTGGCGTGATTGAATCCGAAATCCTGTGCATTGACCATGTAATCGAATCGTTCCGGTGAACAGTCAAATTCTTCGACAACATAGTTTTTGAGGATCAGTCCGGCGACCTCGCCCCATTCCCCCAGGCCATACACCCGATACCCCTCTGGATCCACTTCCTTACGCCGCATCATACGTCTTCGGTAGGCATCATCGATAAAGCGGTTCTGCTCGTAGGTTGACTGATGTGTCAGAACATCCGGATCTGACCGGTCAAAGAACACACGCTTAATCCAGTGGTACGCCGATACCGGGTTGAACGTCATCCGGATCTGATAGAACTGTCCATCCGGCAGTTCACCACGGAGACGGTCATCAATGATCTCGAAGTCCGCCTGCGTAATTTCCGTGGCTTCTTCAATCCACACATCGGTCAACTTTCCACGCTTGAAAGTAATGGATTTCAGCTTTTCACGCTGTTTCTCATCATTGACTCCACGGAAAATGATCTGATTCCGGTTGATCTTACACTCCATAATCATGTTGGAACTGTTGATGTGCCAATATCTCTTATACTGCTCCCCAAACATGCGAAAAATAGCACCCTGCAATTCTGCAAAAGTGCTATCCCTGTTGGTCACGTCCGCCTTTCGAACGCATAGAAGATTTCTTCCCGGATCCTGCATCAGCCGCAGGATATAATTCTGCGCCGTATCAACACTCTTTCCTGATCCAGCAGAGCCTTTCATAACGATATATCTTTTCCGGGAACGGTCAACTTCTTTGAAGCCCGGATTCATCTGGACGTTTATATTCATCCGGAATCGTCCTCCCCGTAGTCAATCGTGATGTTGAGATCCATATCGGTTGCCACATCAACTTTCTCTGTATACAGTCCGTATCGCTTGCCGAGAAGCTCCGCAGCCTTTAAGCGCTCTTTCTCAGACGGTGCCTTTTCGATGGTTCGTGCCTCGGAGCAGCCGTCGCCGGTTCCTTCAACTACAATTTCTGTGGAACTGCTTTTTCCGCGAAGCACGGAAGTCAGATACTCTATTACTTCCTGGGCGTCCGCCGTCTTCTCGTTGTGGATCTCTTCCATCCGATCAGCTATATATTTTTTAACGTTAACATTAGTTAACAATCTGCTTGCCGCCGCTTTAGCTACTTCATCACTTTTCACGCCTTTATACACTGCTTTATATGCCCGAGTGGCGTTCAAATCACTCAAATATTCATCGCAAAACTTTTTCTGTTTTTCCGTCACTCAAGCTCACCTCATTTCTGCACGCAAAAATTCCCCGCATCTCTGCGAGGAATCCTTATAAGAGTAACAAATCGGAGAATCTCCATCCACTGGAGAGTTGGAACGGAAGGACTCGAACCCCCGACGTCAGTTGCCCCGATGCAACCCGCTCTCACCCACTGAGCTACGTTCCAATAGGCGCAGGGTGTGCACGCCCAGCACCGTACATCATTTGGCTCTGCCAAGGTTGATGCCGACCTTATTCAGTGGCCAGGTTGTGATGCCTGGTCACTGATCAAAATACATTCACAAGGAGGTAAAGAAAAGATGAAACCCTTCCTGCCGTTCTTCCATGATACACTATAACATTTTGAATCGTAACATATGTAACAAACGTAACAAAGTTTACTCTTTCTCGAAAAATCTTTGAAATTCCATTTTCACACTGCCCTCCGTAGCTTTCCGCCCCAGTTTACTTGCCACCTGGCTCCAGCTCATCTCCTCGAAGACTCTGTACTTGATGATCCGCTGCATCCTCTGTGGAATGTGGTTCATCCACTGCTCCACTTCCGTTTTCAGTTGCTGGGCGTTCTCCCGGCGTTCTTCCAGGATCTTTTCCTCGTGTCGCAGTCTACTATCCTCCTCATAAGTGAACGCTGTTCCCGCGATCTTGAAGTGCTGCGGGTTGTACGGAAAATCCGGATTGCTCCCGGACACGTTTGTCTGCACGATGGTCTGCCGCTTCTTTTTCAGCCGTCTAATATCCTTTTCTGTCTCCATGATCAGCTCACACGCGTCTATGTACTGCTCCAGAACCTTTTTCTCCATTGGTATCACCTCCCCACTTATGTTCTCCTCCGGTTGTCCTGTCTCTCATTCTGATCTCGACCAGTTCCAAATGCGACACGTTCAAAACCTCCCGTACAGCCTTGACCACACTCCAGATCTGTCTCGGCAGGTGGGTAGCGTTTCGAATTGCCCTGTCCGCTGTCGGATCACGATATCCTTCACCATTCATGGTTACTCCTCCCATTTCATTCTTTGGCCGCAGTACGGGCAGTAGTTCTGAGTCTCAAATACATCACATCCGCAGTTTTCGCACTCGTAAGCCGTAATTCCGTTCCAATCCAGCATTTCCTTCGGTTCCGTCGGCGTATTCTTTTCGGCCGCTTCCGCTGCCTGATCCGGATTCATACCAGAATCCTCATAGTCTTTTAGTTTGCACAAAGCACCGTAGATCTTTTCGCTTACCGTTTTTGTAATTTTATGCCCAGTCCGAAGCTGCTCCCAACTTACACCTCTCAGGTGCCATAATCCTGTTTTACTCTTTTCTGTTATCCTTACCATGTTTCTCACTCCATTCTCTTAAGTATTCCATCTGTTCTTCGTCCTCTTTCGGATCCTTCGGACGCTCTGTCCGGTTCAGTAGCCACGCCGCCGCGCCGATTACCAGCGCACAAAATACTACTATACATTTGGTAGCAGTGTTAAATCCTC